CCGCATCTAAGTCATTGATTGATAAGAGTAAATTGATAGAGTCCGAAACTGACCGCCAGGTGGACGAAATTGACACCCCACCCCCCATCAATCGGCAGGGGGGGGAGGGTGCTTAACAGGAGCCTCCCCCCTCATATCTCCCACCACAAAATTCGCCTGTTCTAAAAAACTGAATGGACATTACCAGCTACCAGCCCCGCAACGTCTTTCTGCCGCTACACCAGCGCAACAAGCGCTGGGCGGTCGTGATTGCGCATCGCCGCGCTGGCAAGACGGTGGCGATGTGCGCCGACATCATCGTGGCCGCGCTAGAAACGAATAAGCCAAAGCCACAGTTTGCGTATCTCGCCCCCTTTCGCGACCAAGCAAAAAAGGTAGCGTGGAACTACCTGAAGGAACTGAGCAAGCCCGTCTGGGCCAAGCCGCCAAACGAAAGCGAACTCAAGCTCGTCATTAACAACGGGTACGGCGACCAAAGCACGATCTTCGTAGCCGGTGCGGACAACCCTGACGCGCTTCGCGGTATGTACTTTGACGGCGTCGTATTAGACGAAGTCGGGCAGATTCGCCCGTCCGCTTGGTACAGCGTGTTGCGACCGGCACTATCCGACCGACGCGGCTGGGCGATATTCGCCGGCACACCGGCTGGCAAGAATTTTTTCTGGCAGATGCGCGAAGAGGCGCGGTTAAACCCTGACACGCATGTGCTGTTGGAGTTACCGGCTAGCAAGACCAACATCTTGCATCCTGACGAACTGCGCGATGCGCGTGCGCAGATGACGGAAGAAACGTATCTCACAGAATATGAAATCAGTTTCGATGCAGCGATTCCAGGCGCGTACTACGCAAAACTAATTGGAGAGGCGTATGAGCAAGGTAGGGTGGGTGATCATCCCGTTGACGCAGAAAATCCGGTCGATTTGGTCGCGGATTTGGGTTACACGGACAGTTGTTCTTGGTGGGGCTGGCAAACCACCCGCGACGGATACCGCGTCTGCGACTTCTACGAAGCCGATGGACAGCCAATCAGCCACTACATCGACTGGATCAAATCGCGTCCGTACAAAGTCGGGCAAATCTGGCTCCCGCACGACGCAAAAGCCAAGAGCCTCCAAACGGGCAAAAGCATCATCGAACAATTCCTGATTGCGGGTATTACCCCGCGCCTAGTGCCAGAGATGTCGTTACAGGACGGCATTGAGGCGACAAGGCTTACCATCCCAAAATGCTGGTTTGATGAGAAAGCCGTGTACGAGGGGCTAGAGCATTTACGGGCGTACATGCGTGAGTGGGATGAGCGGACGCAAACGTACCGCAGCCGCCCGAAACACGACCAGCATAGCCACGCATCTGACGCTTTTCGTTACTTATCGTTATCCACAAGACCTGTTTCTGGTAAAAAGTCAAGTCCTGATGCTACTATCGCAACGCGCCAAGGCGACGGCAACAACTACGCATTTGCCTTGGAAGACATTTGGGACTGTCAACCACGAACTTACGGCAGGTTGGGATAAATGGAAAATAGCGAACGCATAGAGTCTGCTAATGATTACGCCGACACCCCGACTGGCCTAGCCCAGCGATGGTCGGCAGAAATGGAAGCGTCGAAGAAAGAGCTACAGAAGTTTCACGATGACGCCGACAAGATTGTGCGGCGGTACTTGGACAAGCGCGACGAATGGCAGAAAGAGGAGTCGCGGGTCAATCTATTCTGGTCTAGCACCAAAGTCTTATTGAGTTTGTTGTATGCGCGTCCGCCAAAAGCGGCAGTGGCGCGTGCGTTTTTGGACGCTGAAGACGATGACGCCCGCGTAGCGGGGCAGATTGTGCAGCGATTGCTGAACAAGTCTTTTGACGACAACGTCTCGACATGGGATGCCGCGATTCGCCAAGGCATTGAAGATTGGCTGGTTGTGGGCATGGGCCAGATTTGGCTACGTTATGAGGTTGAGACGGCGTTAGAAGTCATTCCTGCCGAGTTTGACCCGATCACAGGCGAAGAGTTGGTGCCGGAGCAGACGTACGAGCGAATTGTTGATGAAGACGCGCCGTGCGACTACGTTTACTGGAAGGATTTCTTTTGGTCGCCCGCCCGCACTTGGAGTGAAGTGCGTTGGGTAGCGCGTCGCGTGTACATGACCCGCGATCAATTGATTAATCGCTTTGGCGAAGAAATCGGCAAGACCGTGTCGTTGCAAACGACGCAGAAATCGTCGCAAAACGATCAAGCGCCGAAATATGACCCGTGGGCCAAAGCGGAAGTGTTTGAGATTTGGGAAAAAGAGACGAAGCGCGTTTATTGGATGGCCAAAGGTTCTGAGGTCATTCTTGATGTCAAAGACGACCCGCTTGGCATTGACGGATTTTTCCCGTGTCCCAAGCCTTTGGCCGCAAACGTCACATCGTCAAACTTTATGCCGCGTGCGGATTACATCTTTGCGCAAGATCAGTTCAACGAATTGGACGAAATCAACACGCGCATTACTTGGCTCACGCGGGCTGCCAAGGTCGCAGGCGTCTATGACAAGGCGGCGGGTGATTCAGTCGGACGCATGTTTAGTCAAGCGGCTGAGAATCAACTGATTCCCGTTGATAACTGGGCCATGTTTGCAGAGTCGGGTGGCGTCAAGGGCAAGGTGGACTTTGCCCCCATTGAACAGGTCGTCAATTGCATTGAGCGACTGCGCCAGTACCGCCAAGACAAGACCATGCAGATTTACGAAGTGCTGGGCATTTCGGACGTTATGCGTGGATCGTCTAAAGCGTCGGAGACGGCTACAGCGCAGCAGATCAAAGCGCAGTTTGGTTCGACGCGTATCCAGTTGTCGCAGTTCTACATTGCCGAATGGATTACTGAAGGCTTACGCATTAAGGCTGACATTATCAGCAAGCACTTCCAGCCTGAGACGATTGCCATGCGTTCAAACATTATGCGCACGCCGGATGCGCAGTATGTGCAGGGTGCAATTGCGCTAATCAAAGACGAAAACGTAGCGGACTACCGCATTTCGGTAGAGGCTGATTCAATGGCGGCAATGGACTATGCCGCAGAGCGTGATGCGGCTGTGCAGTTTATGCAGGGCTTAGGTGCGTTTGTATCGCAGGTCGCGCCAATGGCACAGCAGGTGCCTGGCTCTGCGCCGTACTTGTTGCGATTACTTCAATGGGCAGTGTCGAAGTTCCGCGTGTCGTCCGAAATCGAAGGCGTGCTGGATCAGGCCATTGGCACTATGCAGCAACAAGGAATGCAACCGCCTCCCCCGTCGCCCATGCAACAAGCGGAAGTAGCCGAGAAGGCGGCAGGCGCCGAAGAACGCAAAGCCAAGGCGCTTAACACTCGCGTTGAAGCAGAACAAAAGGCGTTGCAGCTAAACGTCATGCGGCAAGCCATGTCGCAACCAAATCCAATGCCAGTGCAGCGAGGGTAACTAAATGAGCCTGTTGCCAGTTATTGATAACGCTGTCGCTTTAAGCTCCGACGCGTCTAGCGCGGACGATGTGTTTAACGCGGGGATTCGTTTTACACAAGCGGGCCTTGTGAGATGCACGACCGACAACGCTACGTTTTTTAACCAAGGCATTCCCATGACGTCAGAGGGCGTTGTGTCGGTAGTGGATGCGACGGCGGGGTTGCCGGCTGACACGGTATTTTTGAACGGCCTGCCTATGAGCAACAACAAGTTATGCGTTAGCACTAACTCAGTTGCGGTAGTGGTTAACGGCATTACGTTTGACGCGGCTGGCGCTGTGGTAGCAACAGGGTTTTCTGGCGCGTGGACGCCTGCTCAACTGCCCAGCTTGGCGCTGTGGCTCGACGCTGATGACGCCAGCACTATCACCCTGAACGGCAGCAATGTCAGCCAGTGGGACGACAAGAGCGGGAATGGAAGAAATGCAAGCCAAGCAACGGCATCAGGCCAGCCAACGTATCTGGCAACTGGATTCAACGGCAAGCCAACACTGCAAACGGATGGTTCTGATGCGCTGGAACTCGGTGTAACTTCACTTGGCAGGAACGTCAGCGGACTGACCTGTGCGATTGTTGGCCTGCATCCAGTAGGAACGGTGTTCACTTCAAATGCGAACGAGCTATTCATCAGCTCAGGAGTAAATTCAGCAAGTACGCGTTTTGCTGTCACGCCTAACCCATCGACAAGCACAATCAATCGTTATGGAATTGCGGGTCGGCGCTTAGATACGGACGGGTACAGCACGGTATCCAGCTCTACCGATTCTCTTGCAAATCGTGGCAACCCGTGGATTCGTGTCGCACAGCGAGCATATTCAGATGGTGTGGCAAATCACTGGACGGATGGCACGCAGGACATGACCAACGAGGTGGTTACGGGGCAAACAGCAGGCAACACCAGCGACACAGATCCGCTTCGTACTGTGTTATTCAATGGTGTATCTGCTCTACCAAACGGCTCACAACTGTCCGAAATCGTGCTGACGCACTCCACGATGACCAATGACGACCGTCAGAAACTTGAAGGCTACTTAGCATGGAAATGGGGAGGCATCTAGATGGCCCTTGAACTGGTAAACACGTTGCCCTACGACCACCCCTATCGCTGGAACGGCACCCCTGTAGGCGGTGTGAAACTGTGGCGTCCGGATGAACTGGGTGCTGATCTGGCCTTGTGGTTGGATGCTGAGGACACTTCGACGATCACGCTCAACGGTTCAACTGTTAGCCAGTGGGATGATAAAAGTGGAAACGGACGAAATGCATCGCAGGGCAGCGCAGCGCTACAGCCCATCTATACGACCAACGGGCTGAACGGCAAGCCTGTTCTTAGCTTTGATGGGGCCGACGACGAGCTTACTATTACTTCGTCGTTTGCTCTTGGCGAAACAGCAGCGATGGTAGCTCAAAGAAGCAGCATTGATCAGCCTGTTATAGAGGCCCCTACCCAGACTGATAGAGGTTTCTGGGGTAGCGTATATCCGGGCTTTACAACTCATAGCAACTATGCTGTAGACGGTGGCCCTCTTTTGTCGGCATCCCCTAATTCAGCGGTAACGACCCCCTCTCTTGTTTCACAGACAGAGCTTCTACAATCCTCAACCTTTGCATATAAACTTGGGTCAGCAACGCCGGGCTACCAATTCTTAAATGGTTTTATTGCTGAAGTCGTTGTAACCGATACTTTGCTGCCCACCGCCGACCGTCAAAAACTCGAAGGCTACCTTGCGTGGAAGTGGGGCCTTGAAGCCAACCTGCCCGCAGGCCATCCCTATAAATCAACGCCTCCCACGGCATAAGGAGCCGCCATGAAATACCGTGTATTCAACACCGAAGCCGAGGCCCTTGCCGCAGAAGCGGAGGTCGCACAAGCAATGGGCCTTGCTAAGGTAGGCGTCAACGCCAAGACCGGCCAACCACAGCCTGACAAGCAGACCACCGAACGCTGGGCCATCCCGCAGCAAATTCAAGATGGGCGCTGGGTGTTCGTATCCCCCGACGACGTGGGCGTTGAAGCTGGCGCTGACTGGTGGCCCCAATCTGAGGAGATTTACTAATGGGTAAGACCCCCGCATGGCAGCGGAAGGAAGGTAAAAATCCTGCCGGAGGTTTAAACGCCAAAGGCAGGGCTTCCTATAACCGCGCCAATCCGGGTA